AGCGTCATGTAGTAATCACGGCACTTGTTCCGTCCGATGTGCAGGTAATCGTTTCGATTGTTCGACCACCAGCGAGAGAACATCTCGCCAGCGGTTTCAATAGGATCTCTCGACGAGTACAGCATCGCGTCCATGAGTTCATCGATCGCCTTGTCCGTAAAGTTCACCCTACTAGCCATAGCATCACCATCACCGCAAGGAACACCGAAACCACCAACACCACTTCCGTGACCGGCCAGCGGTCCCAATCAACTTCCTTTTCCATCGTCCTAGCCCTCCTCAATACCGACGGCAGGATTTGAACCTGCTACTCCGGAACGTCTGGTGAGTTACCTCAGTCCGGTGTGTTTCCTGGAATACACCACGTCGGTCACAATCACCGGCTCTGCACTACCGGGAATTGTGCGTACACTTCTTCAATCCTTCGCGTCTGCTGCTCGCAGACCTCGTCCACCTTCTTCAGCTCTCGCCACAGTGCGACGAGTGCCATCTGTTCTCTGGTCAGCGTCTCCAATCGACTCGTTGCCAACGACTCCGCAATCCGCCTAGCGTCATGCGGCGTAATCGGTGCAATCAGTCCGTACCGTTTGGATGTTGGGTAGATCATTGGTACACCTTGTACGTTTGAGCCAGCTTGCCTGTGTGATTGCAGATGCGTTGATCGTGCTGGTAAATCACCAGCTTCGACACCAACGCACTCGCACGCTTTCGGATCGATTCGTGATTGAGTGCACCGTTCCGAACCGCTCTGGCTGCAACCTCGTTTGCCGTCGCCTCGCCCAGCTCCAGCAGGCAGTCGATGAACGTCTGCTCCATCATTCCAAGCTTCGGACCAATTTCCTCGGCAGCGATCTGCGAGGTAATCGGATCGCTCGCACGAGCCTCCATCAAATCTAGGAGTGTTGTCATTTCCTGGCCCCTGTTAGTTTTTCATACTGGTTTTTCAAACTGTGCCATGTGCGACCATACTTCCTGCAAAGCTTTTCGTATGTTTTCTTACGAGGACCACCTTGGCAGGAAACATCACTTAAAAGCTGCTTGCTGTCTTCGCTGTCCCAAACGGAAAAATGATTTCGCAAGCGATCAATCTTTGCTTTCGCTTGAATCGGTTTTTCAGTAGCTTCCACTTGCAGATTGCAATGACCGCCGATCTTCACGCAGTACTGCTGCACATCTAGCGGCCAAGAGCGAAACGTATCAACCGCTTGCATCATCTCTTCAAAGGTCATCGCTACACCTCGACAGCTTCTTCCGCGACCCGTTCAGCAGGCAGCGGAGCGGCGTTCTTAATCAGGTTGCCGACGCGACGAGGTGCAGCGGTGTTGATCACCTCGCCTTCGACCGTGTCGGAAACTTCCTCCGAGGTATGGAGACCCATCGCCAACTCAGGTGCATAGGCTCGAATGAACCAACCCGCAGCTCGGTAGCGAAGCATCTGTTCCGGCATCGTCTGCCACTTGGAACCCTGCTTTCCGTACCATCCTTCCTTCTTCGCCAGTCCGACGGTGATCTCGCTTCCTTCGAGCATCTCGCCAGTGCACAGCTCGACGGCACAAGCGATGCAACCATGCGTATCGGTGCCAGGTTGTCCGGTCCATCGGTAGCGGATCGCAGAGAACTTGCCGCAACTGTTGAACGTCGCAATCAAAAACTGACTCGACCAACTCGGCCTCCCGTGCACGATGTACAGATTCTGCATCACCATCAGCGGATCGGCACCCATCCGGTTCGACATGTTCAAAGCAACAACGCAGTTGGCGATGTTGTTTTGAAACTCCTTCGGCACCAGCGTTGAGGACGACAGCAGCTTTGCCGCTCGCTGCGTCAGCATGAAACTCTTTTCGCTTCCAAAACCGATGGAAACATCATCAGCACTCACCAACTCTTTTTCAATTACAACACTCATCAAACTATTCCTCCAAGGCAAAAACATGCTTGTCGTACCAACGCGGCAAGCTCAGATTCACAACACCACTCGACCAATTTGCAATCCAGTCATCCGTTGCTAGACGCGACTTGTATTCAACGAGCAACTGCTCGATCTCATCGAACCCAATTGCAAGTGACTGATCGTCCAGCTCGTACACTGCCGACTCATACGGTGCAGCAGTGTTGACGACGAAGAAGAAAAACCGGAAATCATCTCCGTACTTTTCGCGGCATGCGAGCTTGTAAAACGCGGCCTGCCTCGCATAACCAAACGCACCGACGCTCTTACAAAAGGCACCTGGCGACGCGTCCCTAGTCGTCTTGATGTCAATAATGATCTGCGACTCTGGCAGCACCATGTCCGGCTTGCATTTGCATGGAACACCGAGCCAGTCAAACATAATCGGCACCTCAATCACCGCATCCCGAGGCAACTCGTTGATGTAGTAGCGTCCAATGTCGTGATTGCTCAGCGACTCGACGCACTCACAAGCTTGCTGGTACAGATCGCCGTCGACGAGCTGCTTGCCCGCTGCCTCGGCCTGGAACTCAGCCCACGCAATCTTCCCGTCCGTTGTGCGACGATCGCACTTTGGAACCACCGCGTAACGACTGCTAAATGTGTTCGGTTCCAACGCCAGCGAGTGCACCAGCTCGCCCAATGCCATCGATGAGGATTGCTCTTTGACAATTGTCTCTGTGACGAACGTCTGCAAAAACTCTTGCGGACTCCGCTTCAAAACCGACAGCATTGAGTTGCTAATCCTCGACGTGTCGGCGTGATAACTATCGTTTTCGACTCCCATCTCTCCCTCCCATCCAAAACAAAAACCGCACAAACTCACACAGCACTTGCCATCTGTTCTCACGATCGCGTCGATTCATCGCGGCAGCGATCACGTAGATCCGCTCAGGATGCAGACGAAACGCCTGCGTCTCAGTCACCAGCCAATACACCTGGTCGCATGTTTCGTGGTTCCAGATCCAATACAGTCCGCAACGCATCCACGCGGGACGGACGTTGAGCAGATTGAGCTTCAAGAACTCAGCCTCCAACCAGTAAAAGTCGATGTGATCAAGAGCGATCGATCCCTTGCCCCCGCAGTAGCAACAATCGTCGGCAAGTTGCCCGCGACGCTCGCACCACTCGCAATCGATCACCTCGATAACGTCATCGATGAAGCGTTCGATGCAGCGATCAATTGCAGCTTCAGTTGTCATCGGTCGATTCCTTTCCGTGTTTGATGGCTGCGTAGATTTCCTCTCTGTGAACAGGAATGTCTCTCGGAGCGGTGATGCCAAGCCTCAGCTTGCCGCCAGAAGAAGTGACGACCTGAACAATGATGTCGTCGCCGATGCGAATCGATTCGCCAACGTCGCGTGCTAAAACGAGCATGCGTAAATTCCTTTCGGTGCATCCATTGCCAAAAACTAGGCAGGCACCACTAAGCCAATAAAGTGGCTAGTCGATCGAGACTCGATCAACAAGCCGTCGTATACCGTCACCACTGCTTGCGTGCTACGGCTTGCAGTGATGAATTAAGATATTACCGATTTCGGTAAACTGTGCAACATGACTTGACTATTTTTTCTGCCCTATTCGTGTGCGACCTTGCTTTCCAGTAGGCGAGCTTCTGAGTTTTTCCAATTGATTTGCAGGAATAACCCAAGCCCTCTCGCCAAATTTTTCCCCTCGAATTTTTTTGTTTCGGAGCAGTTGACGCACGTAACTGACAGTAACTCCGGCCAGTTCTGCGGCTTGCGTGACGGTGTAGTAGTTATTTTGTAGCATTTTGATCATTTTGCGATTATAGTTTGCCTGTATAGGTAATTCAATGCACAAAAAGAAACGCGATCGAGTGGCACATGACTCGACAACGTAGAGCCAATACCGATCACGTTTTTTAGCGGAGAGGACAGGAATGGATGATGCTAGCTCGTCCGATAGCCAATCCGCCACAACGCCCTAGCAATGTCTGTGGCGGTTTCCTCGATGGCACTTTCGTCCAAGTCCCAATGGCATGCGTGAAGCATCTCGTGAATCAATGTGTCTAGCTCAACCTCGCCGCGGAGCGTGCTGCGGACGGTGATGGTCTTCGTGGCTGGATCGCAGAGTCCGTCGTTGCCTGGTCCAGGGTTGCCGCGGTGTAGCGTCCAGTATCGTCCGCGAAGTCGCATTCGCATTATGCACCTCGCAGACGTAAAGCTTCCGTGAGTCGTTTAATGTCGTCTGTCGATGCGTATTGAACAATAATCTCAATTGCGAAGTTAACCTTGTCTGGAATCCTCTGCCCTTTGGGTTGCTTGGTAGACCATAACTCTAGATTCTCAATCCGGTTGTCTCCTCGATCTCCGTTTATGTGATGCACGTTTTCGTTTTGAGTTAACGGCCTTTCAAGATGATTTTCCATAACCACCAAATGCTCGTAGACATACCCTCTGCAATTGGCTCTGGAGTGATCTGGCTTGAGCAATCGAATATACCCATTATCAATCGACTTGCCGCCTTTCCAGTTGAATCGCCTATCGCCACGTCGGCTTCTGGCCTGTTCCGCAGCAAAGCAACCGCAACTACTAGTCCATCCTGTTTGGAGTTTATGTGCAGTGGTCTTTGTCTCTCCTCCACATTCGCATTTGCAATGCCACCTCCATGCGTTGTTCACCCGAACTTTTTCAACAACAGTTAACCGTCCAAACCTTTTCCCGATGATCATGTTATCGGGAGTTGGCCTTGCTTTCTTACGCCGTTCTAACTTCACCATTTTTAGCAATCCTCATATTCCTGACATTGAATGTCTTGTCTTTAGATATTTCCACTAAAGCAAATCCGTGATTCCATCGATTTATTTTCGCGTACTCTGGTACTAAATCGCAGAGGCAACCAGTGGACCATATAAATTGTTCCGAGTGCCACATGTCAGTATCTGCGTGTGATGATGTCTGGTGCGAGTGTCCAACCAAGACAGTATGATGCGTTCTCAGGAACGCTCCCCTTGCAGGGTTCACAGGCGAAAAAATAGATCGCCCTAGCTCGTGGCCGTGGAGTACTGGTAACTTGCCCAGCATGATTGGCCGCTGGTCGCCGATCACTTCGATCCCAAACTGCTTGGCCTTGACCAGTTCGTCGATGCGGACGTTGGCGAGGTCGTAGATTTCGGGTGCTCGGTTCCAGATAAAATGGTCCCAGCGTTCTTCGTGATTGCCGAGTTTGAAGACGATGCGTGCCTTTGGGAACTCGTGGCGAATCCATTCGAGGCCGGAGATCACTAGCTTCAACTCCTCGCTGAACCGTCGATGGTGCGGATCGCGTTGGTGACGTGACACCTGGTAGAAGTCGGCGAAGTCGCCGTTGATCAATAGGCAGTCGGGTGATTGCTTTTTGAGTTCCTTGACCGCAGCGGAGAACGCGATCTCGTCATGGTATGGGATGTGAACGTCGCTGATGATTCCAACACGTTTGGCATCGATCTGAAACGGTTCCCATGCCGTTGATAGGCTCGGTGGCATTTTGGGAACTTGACCGGCAGTTCCCTTTGGTCTGGGTTGTGTTGCGTGTTTTTTCTTGGCAGATCCGTGGGCACCGCGAATTGATCGAATGGTGCTGCGAGCTGTTTCGATGGTCGCGAAGCTGTTTGGTCGTTCGGCCTTGGCTCGCTTGGCTAGGCCAAGATTGCTTGCTTCTGGAAACTTTTTACAGAGTTCCTCCAGGTAAAGACGAGCTGACGTGTGAGGCGGTCTAGGTCGTTTTTCTGTCATCTCAGTCCGTCCGTGTTTAGGTGTCGAGTGCTAAAAACCGTCTCCAACGCTTTGCCATTGCGTCCGCTGTGTACTCGCTGAGATCGATGGTGCATGCTGCAGCCTTTTCTATAGCATGTGCTATAGCCGATGCGTCCGAGTCCACATCGAGGATCGAAGGACCGAAGTCTCCGTGACGCTCTGCCAGATCGTTGATGATTCCTAGATTGGTCGAGACGACTGGCAATCCAAAGTGCATCGCTTCAACGACGGACAGCCCGAATCCCTCGCTCGATGGAACAGTCGCGAAGACGTCGATGGCGTTGAGGAAGTCGCCGATGTGCTGGATGGGTTCAAGCATGCGAACGCGATCACTGACTCCAAGATCGTCTGCGATCTGTCGCACTCGCTTGGCATGCTTGGTGAGCCAACCGCAAAGGACTAAATACGCTCCATCCATCTTCGCAATGGCTTGAACTAACAGCTCGCAGCGTTTCTCGGTGGCGATGCGTCCGGTGTAGCCAACGACAAAGGCATCCTGCGGGATCTCGCAACGTAGACGCATTTCCTCGCGACTTATTGTCGGAATGAGTCGCTCGGTTTCGATTCCGTTCTCGATGGTTTCGCATGGTCGGCCTGTCCATCGAGTGACGTGCTCAGAGACAACCCTGGAAACACCCACCAGACGCCGGCAGACGCCGTGGGAACTCATGACCCAGTCGCGTGTCCAGTCGCAGTAACCGTGAGCCAGAAGTATCAAATCGGAGTCCAGGATCGGTGCTGCCTTTGGTACGCAGCTCATGACGATTGGAACGCCATGCTTTGCCGCATCGAGTAATCGGACGCGAGGGGACATTTTCAGCAGCGTCTCGGCCACGGACTCGTCGGCAATGTTGCCATGAACAACGGTTCCAAAAGATCGCAAACGGCGAGCCATCGAAATCGACCAGCACTCAAGCCCACCGAAGTGGATCGGTTGCCAAAATGCAATCTCGGATCGCCAGAGACGGAGTGCCTCGCTGACGGTGATCTGCGGGTATCGTTTGCGTTCATTGTCAAGCTTTGCGTTGACCTCGTTATGGACATCGATGGTCCATTTGAAGAAGTCGTCGGGAGTCTCGAATCGTGGCGGCGTTCGCTCCTTGATCTGACGATAACCTTCCTCGCACTTGCAATAGCGAGGAATTGTGCGTTCCCATTTCTCAAGCCATTCGGGATCGTTGCCGCGGTAGCGATGGAGGTGAAACCAAGGATTCTGAGCAAACCAGGCGAACGCTCGATTCTGTTGCTGCACGATCGGTTTTGGTTCCGAGGATCGTGTCTCTGGGCTCTCAAAGTGTACGCCAACTCGCATGGCAGCCTGTTAGGTGTTGAGGGTGACGACGACCGTGGGGAATGGTATGCAAACCTCGTCGGTCGGCTCAATCTGCTTGGTAAAGCTAACGGCGAACGTGTAGCTGTCGACGGTCGCAACCTTCATTTGATAGACAGGAACAATGGGATCGGCACCGGAGAAGTAGCAATCGATGCAGTCCCACCAATTGCATTCGTTCTGCTCGTCTTCAGGTGGACCAGGATAAATCGGGTTGTCGCATGCGTCGCAATCCTGGACCCATCGGCCTGGTGCGTAGTTCTCCCAAAAGAGATTGTGGCAAGCCGTCGTTTTGATGAGGAACGGATTGCTGACGACGTTGAACGTCTCCATGATTCCGTCCTCGGTGAACCTGGATTCCGAGTGCGTGCGATCGGTTTCGCGTGGCTCGCAAGAGCATGGGTATCCGCCGCTGAACTTGGCACAGACATCGCACTCGATGCCGATGTTGAAGCAGAATTGACAATTGTAGAGATAACCGATGCTGCGAATCGTCCCGCCAGTCACCGGATCAAGGCTTGCTCCGATTGGATAGAAACACAGTGAGTCGACGCCCTCGATGCACGTTTCAAAGTTGCATTCGTTGACGTCTGCATCGGTAAAGGTGATCGTCTCTGGGATGTCCTCAGGTGTATCGTAAACGCGATAACGCAGAAGCCAGTACGTTACCTCTGCACCAAACGTAACATCGGCGGGACAATTGAATGGCGAGTCGTGGTAAGGTTTTGTCGATGTGCATTCCTCGCCTGGTATTTCGACAGGAGGAAATCCGCTGTTGAAGTCGTAGCCTTGGATGTTTTCTTCACAGCAGGAAGATTTGCCGCTCATCGCTGCGGTGCGTGTCATCGACTGCCAAGAGCCAGCACCGTGAGCCGCTCGGACCTCGACGGCACATTCGACAACGTACTTGCACTCGATGGTCCCGCCATACTCGCAAGTCATGTTGCCTTTGTAGATCGATACTTTCGTCTCGCCATAGGCCCAGCGAACTGCAATCCATCGCTGCGTCTTTAGCTCAACAGCACGTTCAACGGTGCCGCAGTTGTAAACGTCGTCGCAAAAGTCGGCAGCACTTGCGTTTGGCTCATCGTAAAAGAAGGTGCAAAAGACGTCGTTTTGCTGGTAGGTTCCAGGCGGATCGAGCACGTACTTTTGCGACTTAATCATCTTCGACGAAACTTGGATCGTTTCGTTGATGGTTCGATCGACGACTAGAAGCGTGTCGCATGTGTAGTAGATGGTGTCGTCGGTCGCTGTTGCGGTGTGGCAGCACCCATTCGAAACAAAAGAAACGGTGTCTGTTTCCGATTCTTTGACGATAGTGACGCTGGTAGCGATCTCGGCAAGTTCTGCGGCATCCATGCAGCACGGCGAACAGTTGCACGAACCGAAGCATCCCATTAGCAGATCTCCACAGCAACCCACTTGGCATCGACTGGGAATATCAACACGATCGCATTCGCAGTGATCGGTGTCGATGTCGGTGCCCATGCGGTGTAGGTGATGGTTCCTGGACTCCAATTGCCGGAGCTGGGGAGCCTGGCCGTAACGGTGCCACTGCTATTGCCGGCGATGCCGAGCGATCCTGCGGTCGCCAGTAGTGGCGTCTCGCATGCAATCACCTTGAGGATGTCAGTTCCGATGTCATCGTAGTCAATCGCGGTAAAGGAACTCCCCTTGGTAAGCTCAAAGGAGTCCACCGCTGGTCCAAGCCTGGTTCCGCATGCGTAGGATGTTCCGTCGGTAAGTGCTCGAAAGATCGGACCAGATTGAGCCACGCCTAGATCACCTGCCTCGACCTCGTAAGGACCATTTAAGAGGAACGGTGCCATCACGGAATTGGTGTAATCAAAGGGTCTGGCAATCTGCAAGTAGTTCTGGCTTCCGATCTCCTGGACGCCGTTGATTTGGATGCAGCCGTAGGGAGGAACTGTATGGCTCGACAGATTGATGAAGTAGATCGGTGGAGCGATCGCCGGTCGCATGTCGGTACTTGCGACATCGATTCCTCGCTCAAAAGCAAGCGTGGCCTGCCAGATTCGGCGAGCACGCTCGGGAGTAAAGGCTCCGATCTCAACGTCTGGCATCGATTAGCCTCGGGTGTCGCATAGGAGAGATACTTTGTAAACCGCTGGAGTGACCGCGGTTCCAGTCGCTGCGTCGTTGCAGGCGATGGACATGCGGCATTCAAGTAGCTTGCCAGCCAGACTGGAGCCAGTGACGGTGAAGTCGTAGTTCGCTGCCGTCAGTGAGTTCATGCTGGTCGCCGACGTTGTAACCAGATCGGAACCAGGCGATCCGGACGAGCCAGCATACGCCTCGAAATCGATGGTGCATGTGGTATCGGCAACGGTTGTCTCCATCTTTGCATTGGCTCGGATTTGGATCGTCTGCCCGTTTTCGAAGTTGGGAGGCACGGGGATCGAGAAGTAAATACGTCGCGTGGTCGCTCCAACGGCCTTTAGATCGCCAGCGGTGATCCGGACAGGGTTGGTGCCCCAGGTGCCAGTTACCAAGCCGAGATCGTCGCTGGCCGCTGCGGAAACGGGATTGGATGCGACCGCGTCCCAGACTCGGAACGCAGAGACTGGAACAACGTACTCGGCGAGAACTCGTTGAGCCATTTTCGTTGGGTCGATGTTCGCGTTCGCTGCGATGTCAACGTCGTTGATCGAGGAATCGGGGAGAAGGATGGTGACGTTTGCGATTGTTGCCATGTTAAAGTAGTCCTAATGCGTTGAAAGGGAGTGAATCGTAGAGCTTGAACTCAAGCCAGTTTGCAATCTGTTCTTCGCCCTCAGCGGGTACGGGAAGTCGATAACCATCCGAGGCTAGAAGTACCTTGCGAGTCATCGGTTCTTTGTTGCCGTCGACAGCTCGAACAATGCGAGTTCCGGCACCTGGCCCGGACAGATCAATCTTTTCGTAGAAGCCTTCATGACGGACGCGAGCGTACCAAGCCTTTTCAGCGGTTGTTCGGTACGGGTAACGGAATCGAATTTGTGCAGTGATTTCCCAGTAACCGCCAATCTCGCCGAAGACATTGGACGCACTGAATTTCATCAATTTTGCGGTTCCGGGAGGCCAGCCCAAAAAGTTGTCCGAGTTTACCGCTCGCCGGTAACGTGCCTGGACATACGGCGAGAAGCTAATCATGTTCCGCTTGATGCTTACCGTCTGGTCTGGGATCAGTGCCTTCACTCCCTCGATCGGTTCACGGTTGACGGTCTGGATTGGCTTGCCGTCGAAGTCCTCATCGATCTCCTCTTCGCTTTCGACGTCGTCCCAGTCGATGCGAGGTGGAGCCATGATTGGATTGTTGGGCTCTTCTGGATCGATGCCAGGTGCGATCTCGCCGTTGTAGTCGATCGTCATCATCCATAGGACGGGAGAAATTCGCTCTAGGGATGCACCATCGGCGTAGACAAATGGAAAGTCTTCGCTGAACGATGATCCGGCAGCGGGGATTCCGGTCGCTTGGTAAATGTCCCATTCGACAGCGTTGGGCGTGCTGGTGATCTGGTAGGCACGCTGAAGCTTGACCGTGAGCTTTCGGAAGTTGTCTTCCAGTCGCACGTCATGAGCGGGCTTTGACCACATTTCGGTGACTTCAAGGGCTGGCATTACTTGATCACCTCAAATTTTACTCTGTCAGAATTTGGCGTTTTCAATGGTTCCAGTTTCTTGATCGCTTCCTCAACCTTTCCAAGTTGCTCAACGGTCAGCTTGGTATTCTCAACGATCTTCTTTTGATCGTCCTCGCGTGGACCGCGACTAAGCAATCGCGATTCAAAAGCCGCGTTGCTGGTCTGCTCGATTGCCTTCGCGTCCTTCTTTTCTTTCGATGCGTCCATTGCGGCCTGAGCTGCGGCGATCGCTTCGGCGGTTCCCTGGTCGAGTCCCTGCTGCTGAAGTCGGAATGCGTGGGCGGCTTGTTCGCCTTGTTCGATGGCGATCTTTTGTTCCTGGAGTCGTTCCAGTTCGCTCTTGCGTAGGTCGTCAATCTTTTGGATGCGTGCTTTTTCTTCGTCGTCGGCCTTCTTTTTGGCGTCTGCTTTTTCCTTTTCGAGGTCAACCATCTTTTGCAGGTTGGTAATGATCTTTGCGTCTTGCTCCGATTTGCCCTCGGCAAGCATCTGAGCCATCTTTGCATCTTCTGCACTCATCGTCAGTTCGTTGTACTGTTGACGAAGTGCCTGCATCTGAGAGAGAGAGTTGGCGGAAATCTGCTTTCGTTTCGCTTCGGCTTCGTCCTCGGCCTGTTGCTTGTCCTTGATGGCTTTGACCTCAAGAGCACGAATGCCGTAGATTTTTCCGATTTCGTTTTTCTGTGCACGCATCTGGTCGATGAGTTGCACATCTGCGGCAAGTTCGTCCTGCTTTGCTGCGAGGTTCCTGCCACGCTCGCCAGTAACTCGACCGAGGGCATCGGTGGCATTCCTCATCTTGTCGAGTGCAGTTACGCCTCTGCCGTAACGAGCCTCGACCGTTTGAAGATTCTTGTCGATCGAGTCGTAAAGCTTGCGAGCTTCTGCGGCTTGCTCTTCAGGATTCTTGATGAGTTGGACGTCTTCGAGGTCTTCGGCAAATCGCATGCCTCGAACAGTGTTGGCAGCGTCTCTCAATTCCTGGATGCGAGCCCTCGATTCCTCCAGCAGCCTGTTCCATTTTTCGGTCTTGAAGATTGCGTTGCCGATCGACTGGCCGACATTGAACGCGAGAGTAGCAACGAGTCCCACCAGACCAGCCTTGAACGCTAGAGCACCGGCACCTCCAGCCTTTTGCATCTCGGCAAATTGTCCTACCTTTTCAGTGACTCCCGCCAACTGACCTGCGTAGGATGCCAGTTCCGTACCGCCGAGTTGGTTGGCAAGGACGCCAATAAACTCAGTGGAGGCTTTCGCCTTGGCTCCGGTGTCCTTCACCGACTTAATGTTTTGATCGATTGCCTGAGCAGCAGCAGCAACCTTTGCAGACGCTTTGTCCTCGGCCTCGATCAGGATCTGAACGGATTCGCTAGCCACGGTGAGCCTCCGCCTTGATCATGAGTTCATCGAGTTCCAAGAAACGCTGTGCGTCGACGAACCAGACGGCCTGGTCGAGTGCTCCGCCAGAGACAGGTGGCAATCCCTTTTGGTAGAGATCGCACAGTCCAATGACGTCGACAATAGGACGGCAGAATCGATTTGGGCAACCCTGAATGCGTACCGACCCCTGAGCACATTGGGAGCACCCGGACCCGTTGCAATGCGGGCACTCGATCTCAATTGGTTCTTGTTCGGTTCCCATGTCAACGCACTCCTTGTCGCTGCAATGCCGGCAGAGTTTTCCCTGACGGATCAAAGCAGCGACTCGCATCATTTTTTTTCGTCGCCACTCATTCGCTGGTTGTAGGCAACCTTGCGCAACAGTTCGATCGATTCGTTGTAGCTAAGCACATCCTCGATCGCGTCAGCGGTGTACTCGCGGCCCATGTTTCGCCAGTCGGTTAGGACTCGCTTCAACTGCTCGACCGCTGCATCGAAAACTTGAGCGACAGTGACGCCGTCGGCGTGCAGCATGTCGATCGCTTCCATGATCTTTCGCTGACCTCGCATCGATTGCGAGCGAGCCACAAACACCGGACGCGAGGCCACGGGTTTGTCAGCATCGCTATCGAGTACGATTTCAAACGACTGATCAGGTTCCAAGAAAATCGGCATAACCCCTCCTCAAAAAAACTAGGTAGCAGCGGTGAAGGTGATCGATACCTCTTGGTCCGCTGTCGAGCCGTTGGCATTGCATTGCCAAGTAATGTCATCGATCACGAGTCGTTCGCGGTCGGCCTCCGAGATGGAGGTGATCTGAGCCTTCGGAGCTGCGATGGTGATTTTGCTGTTGGTCGGCCCATCGAGATCGAAAGTGAGTGCGTGCTCGCTGTAGTCGAGCAGTTTTCCGTAGCGATCCTGAGTTGCGACGAGTTTTGATTCTGGATTGCCAGTGATGGTGCACATCCGATTGGTGACGATCGCGGCCAGGAATCCAGCCGCGGTGCCAGCAGACTCGCGAAGTAGGATCGTGTTTCCGCTGTCGAGAACCAGGCTTTCCAGGTGCAAGTCAACGCTGTTCCATGTGGTCGTCGACGATGCAAAGCGGAGTGGTGCAACCGTCGGATACGTTGGAGCGATGATTGCGGTGTCGGTAGGTGTTTCCCATACGCCGGTAAACTCGAACTCAAGGAACGCCGTTTTTCCAGTTGGGCAGTTCCACTTGAAGGTGCCCATGCAACCTCGAAGCAGCTTTCGCATGCCGTCGATGTAGACGCCGATGGTCAGTGTTTTGACGTTGGTGCCTGGTGCCTCGGTGCGAGGTGTGTAAACCTGGCCTGATTTAACCCAGCCGCACGCAGGCAGGAACGTATCGGCCCAGGCTGGCTCCGTCGCGGTCCCGTCCCAATGTGCATCATGCTTGAAAGTTACCTTTCCTTTGTAGCCGCCAGCGACGCTGGGACGCATGCCAAAGGAACCCTGGCCCTCACGCTGTTCCATTTCCGTTTCGGTCTGGATCATCACGTCGTAAGCATTAAACGCTGCCTCCGCAGTAGTCAAAGCTTCGGCGGTTCCTGGAGTGGATTCGATCTTTGCGGCAAGGACTCGTTTGCGTTTGAGTAGCGTCATTTAATTGGTTCCTAGTTCAGGTGACGTGCGTAGTTTGATTTTGCCCTCGGCGGCCAGTGTGACCTCACGAAGCCTGCGTTTGATTTCGATGGGTAGTCGCTCAGCGGCAATTCGAGCGGCATCACTGGCAATGCTGGTTTGCGTGAAGTAGTCGCCTGGACTCTTGCCAAATATCTTTCGGAGCTTGCGTCCGCCCTCTTCCCGTTTGTAGACGTTGCCGCCCCACGATCGGACGGTGAATCCATCGAGGACGCTAGTCCAACCGCCGCCCATGTTCGTCTTGTATCGGACTCCAGATCGGAGTCGCTTTCCTTTGCGAGTCTTCCCGTACTCCATCGCCTCATGCCAGCGAGCTGGAAAGGCATGCCCCTTCCAAAGCTTGATCGTGACCTGCGGACTGTTAGGCGATGCGTTGTTCTTTTTGATGACCGCTTTTTTGAGCACCTTCGCCTTGGTGTACGTCTTCGATGTGTGCTTGTTGGTGCTGTGGAGCTTGAAGTTGACGACCTTGCCGAGCTGCTGTGCAGCTTCCACGCCGACGGTCTTTGCAGTGCGGTTGACGGCAGTCGCGAGATGGCGTGCCAGGTGATGCTTGAACTGGCCGAGATTCTCAGCGATCTTGCGGAGGGATTCCTGGTTGACGTCCACTTTGAAGTTGAAAGCCTCGCTCATGTTCTCACCACAGTTGGATCTCCCTCATCCGTCCTGTAGGTAACAAGCAAAGGCACGTTGACGCCATCGAGTCCACCATCTGCCGAGACGTATTCCGGGGATCGGAACTGAGCATCGACGGTAAGTCCGCCGAGGGTGTGCCAAGTAGAATCGACGCTACAAACAGCACGCACGACGTCAGCATGAAAGAGATTGAGCTGCTCGTCGATTGTGGCTGCATCGCGTTCGCTCGGCATCAAATGGCATCGGATTTGGTACGTTTGGCGATAGGCGACAGCAGGCGGATTGCCTGGTCGCATCAGTTCCTCGACGATCTCAGCCGAACCCTGCACGAGAACGATCTGGCGATCGCGAGGTGTAAAATCGGTGGAACGTGTTGGTCGCAGCACCTCGCAGACGTCGATCGGATAATTCGTGGAATCTCCGATCATCGCCTCCAAGCGTCCGAGCAAAACCACCGCGATCTGTTCGTTGACTGCTAGCGGCATTCTAGGACCAACATCCCCTCGTCATGCGACAGAAGCTTGGTAATGGTACGGCGTTCTGGTTTGCGTCCGACCCGGACGGCGAACGCGATTGCGTCGCCGCCGAGGTCGAGTTCTTCGCTAGAGATTCCCTGCGTGATGTCATTTGCAACGCTGACCTCGAAGACGGGAGTAATGGTGTCTCCGTCTTCGGGCAGGATCGCTAGAGCGTCTCGAACCACGATCGCGTTGATCGATCTCGATTTTCCAGTCCGCTTGATGTAGCTGACCGGCTCGGCGAAATCGTTCGGATTCGCGAACAGGTTGATCGAGTCGCTCTGTATGACATCGTGCAGAGTCATCGCTTACCTCTTGCACTCCACCGACACGTAGTCGATGGTGACGCTGTTGACGTTCGTCGATGCAGTCTTGCTCATCTGAACGAACGGTTGCAGCGAACTGGTTGCAGCGGCCATCGTAAAGGTTGTGGTCGATGCGACTCGCTGGCCGTCGACGTAAAACTTCACGTCAGACTTTCCGCCAGTGAAGTCGATCACACACTCGCGATAGGTGGCAACGAGCGACAGGCCAGTAGCCTTGTCGTCAAGATCGCTGGTTCCGTCGTCGGACTCACAAACAATCGCATTCGAGCCAACAAGCTTGAACTGGGCGTTGTTTGCAGTCGCGTCGGTGTCGTCGTTGCGTGCCGACTGAAGTCCGAAGGCCAAGGTCGTTGCAGCGTTGAGCGTTGCAACGGTCTTAACGATGAAGACTGCTCGCTGAATGTTGTCGATGTCAAAGCAAAGCTTGTCACCGAAATCCAAGCAAACGTTTTGAACTTCGTTGGCACTGTCGAATGTCAGTGCAATCTCTCCGGTAGCCGATGGGCTGACCGAAGCATAAGTTGGAGTACCGCTCGACGAGGTGTCGGTGATCTTCCAGTTGCCTTCACCGACCGTCGCGGTGAACGTTCTTCCGCCGAAGAAGTCATCTTCGAATTTCGCGTGGTTCACGAATCCCATTTTTCTTTATTCCCGTTTATTGATGTGGTTTTGGTTGTCAACATGCCCCTGAGCCGATAAGCCCAGGGGCGAAGATTGTCAGTTAAGACTAGGTGCGGTTTCCGAAGATACCGCGGTGATCGATGACCGCTGCGGCCATCGTTTGACGCACGTAGTAGTGGTAGGTGTCGTTGTCCTTGTTCCATTCGCTTTCGAGGACTGGGGACTCTTCACCGTTAAGGAAGGTGATTTCCACGGTGTCGATCTGCGAGTTGTCGGCGATCGCGTACCAGTTGGTTGCACTGTTCGCGTCGAGCAGCGGGGTCGAGACGACTTGCAACGGACGAACGCCGTTCACGCCGTAGATGTTGACGACGCCTTCGTTGCCGTTGCTCTGTGCGTAGGACTGGCTGTTGACCAGTTCCAACGCGGTGCCAGAGTAAGCAAGCGGAACGAGCAACGTGCGAGGTTGCAGGTTCAAATAAACGTCGCTCGACAGACCCTTTTGAAGGCCCATGAACTTGAACGCCTCGTTGAGAGTCGTTACGCCAGGAGCTGCAACAGACACGCCAGTGATGTTGGTTCCGCTGGTGTGCGATGCAGAGAACAACGCAAAGCCGTCGGCCATCGTTGGGTTGGCGAGGAGTGCGTCGTAGACGACCTTCTCTTGAGTTCGGCGAGCTGCGTTTCCGTGCATGGCTGGGATTCGCGACAGTGCGTCGAGATCGTCGTTGATGACGGTTTCCCAGGTGACGGAAAACTTCTTGCCGAACTTCTCAACCTTGTACGATCGCTTGGAATCGCTGATCGATCCCTCTGGGTACGGTGCCCCTTCGGGAACCATTTCCAAGTTTGGCGATTCGCCAAGCTGGATGCGGTTGATGTTCTTAAAGTCCTCGACCGATTGAGCTTGGCGAGCCCAAAGCGACCAGGTGTACGGTGCCTCTTCGTAGGCGGCTCGCAGCGTCTTTGTTGCTGCGTCGAGCAACAGATTGGCAAACGATCCACTGGTGTGGTACGCTTCAACCGAACGTCGAACGTTGAGACGGTTGAAGGTGGGTTCGTGACCCATCGCCATCCGTGCGACGTCTTGGCGAGTGTATCGCTCAGGATTGATTCCCATTCGGCGAACGCACAGTTCGGCCAAACGGTAAACGCCCAGGTTGCGGAATTGCTCCGATCCTTGGACTTGTGGTGCCTGTCGCTTGACTTGTCCTTGGAAACATCGCTGCACGAGGCCAGCGGATGCGACTTCCATGAACTTGTCTTGCTCGGACACGGTGACTGCAATGCTGGAGCCTTCGATGGCTCCGCTTCCCAATGGTGTTTGAGCCATTCTTCGAATAATCTCCTGTCGGGCATCTGCAACAGAAACGTTGTCATCGATGAGCTTGTCTGCGAGTGCCCGATCTTGTCTCGCGAGCTTCACGTCATTGATGATGGTTTGGCGGCGGATCTTTTCGGCAGCGAGTTGGCGTGCAACCTCGGCCTTGACCGCTTCTTCTTGAGATGGTGCAGCGGCGACCATTTCGGCATCCGCTCGAACCGCTTCGCCCTTCATTGGTTTGTCTTCATACATCGATTCGATCTCTGGCATCTCTGGTGCCTCGATCGCTTCCGAGCCGGCTGCACCAGCAAGAAACGTGATGATTTGAACTGGATCGGTCATACCTTCCGGCACGCCGAGTTTTTGAACTGCGGCCAT